TCAGCCACTCCTTTGCATCCCCGACACTAAACTTGTCGGCGGCGAAGCGGACAGACTGCACCTTCGATTTGTGGTTGTCATCGAAGCCGATAATGAACGACACCCCATCCGCAATGTTGTTCATTCGACGGAAACGGTGGAAATGATCCGGGTTTTCCTGTCGGGCCGCGTGTTCGTTGGGCAGGGGCTTGGCCCCGACACCGACGTCTATGGTTTCTGCCGCAGGCACTTCGCCTTCAGTATCCGTTTCCGGTTCCATGTCGACGCCCAACTGGGTAGCTGCCACGGTCAACCCCTTGGTTGCGACAGCCAGAATCATCGCCTCCTTGTTCACGCCCATGCAACACAGGGAATTTTCGACCATGATAGACTTGGTGCAAATCTGCTTCAGTTCCGCCGTCGCCTGCACCCCAAACGCCTTACACGCTTCCAGGAATCCAGGCTTGCCCCGCTGAAACATTTGACGACGCAGGAAACCAACGGAAAGACTTCCCAACATGCCGTCCTTGATCAGCGTCCACAAGTCAGTAGCGAAGGGCGTTGTGGCGACCTTAAACTTCGCTTTTTTGCCGGTGTTCGTTTCTTCGATGGCGAGAGCTTTGCCAACAGGTGGGGTGCTGTAGGTATGGTTCCATACCAAAATAGGGTTATTCAGATACTCGGTGACGTCCATGCCTTGCATGACGACCAGTTCCCCGTCCCTGTCTACGGCTGGGGAGGAAATGTCGGCAATGAATGTGCGCTCTTCATCATTCTCAATCTGAAGATTGGAAAGAATCACGGCGCGACGGGAAACAGCCTCATCCCCCGAAAGGGCGGACTTGGTCATCACCCCCTGTGCTTGTAAAGTCTTGAGTGTCAGTTCGCTTTTCATCTGCTTCTCCTTATCCAATGCCCGCCATATTCCGTTCGTTTCCCCTCAGACTGGTCGTCTCCGCATTTCCTTGAATCAGGGTATCGTACCCCGCCAGCGGAGCCATGTCTACCATTCCCCGGGCTTCGTTCGGGGTAATGATCCCGCTCAGCAGATAGATCTTGATAACCGAAGCCTGCAAGACCGGATCGTTGCGGAGGATTTCGGCTGGGTCATAACCGAAAAACAGGTTACTGTCGTAATTGAAAATGATGCGATGATTCAACTGCTCCAAGATGGCATTCAGTTGCGGGGCAACCGTGTAAGACAGGAATGTTGCCATGCCCGTCTGTGAAGAAGCGCGATTGGACGAGGAGGAATGCACCAGATCTTCGGGAACACCGGCAGCCGCGCATACTGTGCTTCGAAGCCACGGCAGGTTTTCGTTGTAAGCCATGTCCTTCGGAGAAATGCCTAGCGGTTTGATGTCAATGCTGTCTTCTTTCCCGCTACTGTAAAGGACGACCGGCTTGCCTCGGTTCTTGCGGCTGAATTGGGCAAGGAACTTCTGTACGATGGTTTCCTTCTCTTTTTCAGTTCCGGCCTTGCCCCGAATGTGAATGGCACATCCGGGTTGTCCGAGGTTGTTAGCTAGGGCAATCATGTGGTTGTTAGCTTCGTCAATCAGTCGGCATTCCTTCTGCACGGCTTCCAGCCAGCCGCGACCGGCTACGATGGAACCCGCAGACGGTTTCATCAGATGGAGGATTTCATTCGGTTTGAAGTTTTGGCACTTGTACTCCTGCGTCGAAGGCGCATAGAAATAGTCAGTGATTGTTCCCGCGCCATCCGTGAAGAGCCACATGAATTCAGACAGAAGGGGATGCATCCGTACAATCTTTTCCCCATCCTTATCCAAGCGCAGATAGCAGTTGCCGATTGCGCTGAAATAGGAAATCATCACCTGAACAAAGTCCGGCCAGGACATGTTATCGTTAGGGCGCTTAATCAAGTCCAGCAAGGGATGATCCGTGATCTCAACGACTGTGGTTCCCTTGCGATGACGCAACATGGACTTTACAGAGGGAATTGCCGCCATGCCGTTGAGTTGACTTTCTTTCAGGCACTTATGCGCGGTGTGTAGTTTGTCAACGTCTTCTTCATCCACCACGGCATACAGATGTACAGGAACGGCTGAAACGTAACTAGCGATCTTCGTTCCGCAGGCGTAGGCAAAACCGTTGTACAGACGCATTAGGGAAACAGGATCACCGTTGATCGTCACCTTCTGCGGCATGGTGGCGGAAACGCTCGGCATCCCGACATCACCCTGCATGGCCTTTTGAGCAATATCTTCGTGCATGACCTTGATGGCATTCTCGGTCTGCATCGCCTTGTTAACCAACTTCTCTTTCCAGAGTGCCATAAATTACTCCTACTCCATCGTTAGGAACGGCGACTTATCTACTACGGGTGACGCTTCATTATTCAACGTCGAAAGTGATGCCGGCAACGTCCATTCTTCGTCGCCTTCCAAATCGCCTCCATCAAAGATCGAAAAGTTGCTGGGCGGATTGTCTAAATCGTTCAACATGGCTTCGATTCTGCTACCAATTGCGGTCATCACCAGATAACGGCACGAGTCGGGACCGTGAGAGTCCGCATGATCCGGGGTTCCATCCGATTTGCGAACGTAATTGCCAAGACTCCGCGTCAGATTTGTGCAGGCCGCATTGATGCCTAGCATTCCCGCGGCCATGACATCTCGCGTTTTGTCAATTCCAATCTTTACATCATTCGTCGCTTTTATGCAAGTGAATCCTCTGGACTGAATTTCGGCAATCAGACCGGCTGCACTAGGGTCGACGGTAACAATCGGTTCCCGTTCCTTGTATTTCAGCAACCATGCCAGAATGTCGGCAACCAGCATCTTACTTTGTTCCTTCTCATTGTAAATCCAAAGTTTGCCATTTCCATCGACACCGGCAAGGAGAAGAAATGAGGGGTCGGAGTAGCCGTAGTCAATGGAGATGTACCACTGCTGCATCATGGAAGGTTCGGGCATCCGGCCAGCAATGCAACCAGCGGGATAGTTGCCGTAAATTAGTCTGTCCAGTCCAATCCAAATGCCGTCACGCATCCGTTCGCCCGCCGCGCCTTTCAACTGCTGGAGGGCGCGTTGGGCCGTGGCGGGGAGATGCTTGTTGTCCCTTGACAGGCCGTGAATGCAACGGACTTCGCTTTTTGATACGGACACGTTGGGGGCAATAAATCGACGATACATCCAATGGGCAGTATCTCCGGGATTCGTTGCCCCCATGATTTGCCCTGTGCCGGTCTTGATACGTGCCCGAAGGTGGAGTTCATCCCACTCATCTTCGGTTAGTTCCGTAGCCTCGTCGACAAGAACAATGCCAGAAGAGAGGCTTCGCAAACGGGTGACTTCTTCTCCGATTCCCGCGTACAGAATATCTCCACCGTCGTAAAGGTGAATAATTTTCTCACTTCGGTTATGCCGATAGGTGCCTGGGGGAAGAATCGGAGCGCGGTCGCCTTCTGGTTCCAGCAGAGTCCGAAGAGTGGACAGTTTCAGATTTACTAGATACTTACGCACTAGTAGTGCTACATTACCCGGAATCGCAGCCTGCTGAATTGCTTTAAGGCAGAGCGTCACGCTTTTTCCTGATCCTGCGCTGCCTGAATATAAAACTTCCGGTTCCGTTGCATTGAGAAATTCCCATTGCGTAGGTAACACTGGAAAAGTAACATGTTTTACGGTTTTCTTCATGCGTCAAGTACGACCTTCAATTCGTAAATCTGCCCCGAGCCATCGTCGCCCGAAAGGTCGGTATGCATCTGCATGGCGCGAATCAGGTCAATGGGAGCAAGATCCCCACTGGTGATTGATTTGACTAGAAGTGCAATCTTCTGTTTCCTTGAAAGCCGCGCATCAATCACGTCATTGCCGACTCTGATACGGGAATCGTCTTCCTCCTCGGCTTCCACGGGCTTTTTCTTCGCTTCGGGAGCGACCTTGAGGGCCTCGCTGAAGGGTTGTAAATCAGTGGTAGAAACAGAAGTCTCTTCCAATTCGGCGGCGGGAACTTGAAGACTTTCCGCGCTAACTATCTCTTCCAGCGGATCGCCAAACACGTCCACGGCCTTCGCCAGAATGGACTTTTTCTTCGCTTTTCTCATGTGGTCTCCAATCCAACCGGCAACTGAAATCCTTCTGCATTCTCCACCAAGCGTAAGCCGGCGCCCTCGAGTAGGATGACTGGATTTTCCTTGATCTGGCTCTGCGTTCTTCCG